GGCGATTGCGTTACCGTTTTCAATTGGCTGGCACTGATAGCCGGATCAGCGTGGTAATCGGCGTTGCTAATGGTCATTGCGGTAATGCCTCCAAGGCGCGTCGAATCAGGATGTGTTGATCGGTGTTTAAGACCGTCATTTGCTGTGGAAAATCGGGACCACCAGCGGTAGCTAAAATTGCTAACGCCTGCTCCGTTAGCGTCGGCGTCGGCTCAGGCTCAGACAGGGCGGCGCGGGCGCGTTGGCATAATAGCCAATGAGGAGAAATTACCCAATGCGCGTACCACTCATTTTCCAACGCGCTTAGTAGCTCAGCACACAATGCGCGGTAAGGATCAGTCATTGCTTGAGCTGGCAGATAGATGTGGGTTGTTGTAGCTGTAGTTCGCGGCCAGTCTGAATGCCGATGGCGTACATGCTGAAGCCAACGACTAGCGCAATAAGGATTTTCATGCCAGCACCATCCTTACGCGATAGCGGCTGATTTGCATGTGATCTGCGATGCGTTGCTGACTCCAGCCGTTACTGCGTAACCGGTTGGCGCGTTCGGGAATGGATTCGGTGGCCCAGAGAATTATTAAAAGTGGTAATAGCAAAACTGCTATCAAGATTGCAAGAGTAGTCATTTGAGTTGGGGTAATTTTGTTGCCGGATTGGGTGCGGCTCCGGCGGGCCGCGTGGGGCTAAGCGGCGGACTGATAAACCCCAATCAATTCAGCAACAGCTTCCCGGCGCTTGCACTGGTTTTGATCACCTTTCCACACAAGGAACTTTGTGGAAGACCATGCAGTGACGCGAAGGCCAAATGGCTTAAGGGCTGCGTCTGCTAATTCGGCGGTTAAAGCGGTGCGGACCATGATTCTCGGGTTGGGGTGGAAGCTCTCGCCTCCTGTCCCTTTAATATACACAGATGGTCCGCTCCTGTCAACACTCCTCAGTTGTAATGCGTAATAAATCCATCGCTTCGCCCACACTTCTTGCGACACCAGCAATACCGCCGGCTGCTGCAACCGCTTGCAGCCATTGCTGCTGCTCAGGATTTACGCGCCCTCTGGAACTTTTTACCTCGATGCTGGTAAAAATTGCCAAAGTCTGACCCACCATCGCAGGTGTAATGGTGACGCTACGCCAACCAATCAGATCGGCGCTGCCTTTACATAATCCGAAAGTCACCGGTCTGCCGTTTATATCCCGCAGCGTGCCGGTATTATTGCGAAACAATCGGCAGGTGCCAATACTGCACGCAAGCCGAATGTGTTGCTGGATTGTTTGTTCACTTGAGGCTGCGGGCATACATAACATGTTTCGCCCACGCTACCGGGTTCTTATATCCACGCTGCTGGCCCACACTTATAAGTGCTTCCAGCGACTGCGCAGTGCCTTGCTCGCGGCGCTTGGTAACTGATAACTCTGATTTAGCAATGCGTATGTCATCAATTGATACGCTCCATGATTTGCCAGATGAGTCATAGCATCTTGCGCGACCATAGTTTCTTTTCTCTTCATATAATTTTCCAAAAATCCATCCTTTTATCCATGTTTTGCCATTGCCTTCAAATCTCCTGACTTCAACCGCATCTTGTGGCTTAAACGCCTGCCCTCTTTGAAGCTCCTTTAGCTCACCTTCCACAACCTTTAGCTCGCGCACCTCAGTGCGGAACTCATGGCCGCATTCACCGCATACCGCCGCCAACGTGGCGCAGGTGCTAAAGCATTGCGGGCACACTTTGACCGATGGTGATGCTTCCCGATCGCGTTTGGTGGCGCCATCCAGGCTCCATTCGCGTTCCTCTAAATGGTGCCCAAGCCGCAAGCTGTTGCCGACATGGTCGAGCACCACGGCACGCTTGCCTGGTTGCGGACGCAGGCACCTGCCGATCATCTGAAGATGCAACCCAACACTTGCGGTAGGTCGCAGCAGGATGCAGCCGCCAACACTCGGGACGTCAACACCTTCACCGATAAGTTGGCAACTGCTAAGTATTTTTAGCTTGCCGGTGCCCAGATCTATTAATAGTTGGCGGCGGCGTGTGCTGTCTGTATTGCCATCAATACTGCTAGCCGCAATACCTGCATCCTGGAACAGCCTTGCGACCGCTTCGGCATGAGCGACCGAACAACAGAATGCGATCGCGGTTTGACCTGATAGGTGTTGCCGGTAATGCGTCAGGCAGTCGCCCATTGCCTGACCCTGCTGGAGTAGTTGACCGGCTTGACCCATATCAAAATCACCCATACGCTTACGCAAACCAGCGCTACTGAAGCCCGGCGGTGCCAGCACTCGAGCCGGGGCTAAGAATCCGTTATCCGTTAGCCATGCAGCGCTAGGGCCTTGCACCATCGATTGGTAGTGCTCACCTAGGCCGCGACCGTCACCTCTAATAGGTGTAGCCGTAACGCCTAGCAGTTTGGCAGCTTGGAAATGAGCCAGCGTCTTAGCCCAGGTGCCGGCTGTGGTGTGATGGGCTTCATCGACTACAAGCAATTGAAAGAAATCCCGTGGCAATAAATGCAAACGTCGTGACAATGTACCGACACTCGCAACCTGCACCGCATGGCTGAGATCCATGCCACGTTTTGCGGCAATAATCCCATGCTGCACATCCATGCCGCTAAGGCTCCGGCTGGCTTGATCCAGCAACTCCTGCCTATGCACCAGGATGCAAACGCGGTTCCCCTTACGTGCCGCAGCCTGGGCGATGTACGAGAAGCAGACCGTCTTCCCGCCACCTGTCGGCAGTACTGCAAGCACTGAACGCTTGCCTAGCTGGTATTGCAGCCGGATATCGGTGATGAGTTGGGTCTGGTACGGGCGGAGGTTCATTGATATTGCGCTCCTTTGCCAGCGTTGCAATCACGGCACAGCACCTGCAAGTTATCTGGATTATTGCTGCCGCCTTTAGAAACTGGATGGATGTGATCTACTTCAAGCTTGGCACCTTCCTTTGCAGTATCCCCACACATTTGGCACCGGTAATCGTCGCGCTTCAAAATTTCAAAACGCAAACTTGGCTTCATTGGCTTGCGTTTTGTTTTAGGCTCAAGCCAATTACGAAGCAAACTTAAGCCATTTGCTTCTTTGTCAACTCCGCTGCTGCAATAGTTTGCCATTGGATGCAAAATTGCTTGCAGCGCTTCAATCATGTCGCCAAGTTCTTCTGCCGTAATTCTGCTTTGATAATGAAAAATCCAATCAAGAATTTGCGCAGATGTATTGCACTGTTCAAAATCAATGCGGCGCCAATCTTCACGCTTTAGCACAAGCTCATCACCGTCAATAAACCAAGTGTTAAAGTCAGTTGTCCCTAGCGCAATACTTAATTCAAATGAATTTGCAGGTTGAGCTTTAAAGGGCTTGGATGCGCTATAATACTGTGCCTTTATAATTGCAATATTTTCACAATCATCTTCAAATGATTCTGATTCAATAGGATATGGGAAAAACAACGAAGCGTCTTCGCCTGTATTAGAAAAAAACCTTCCTTCAGAAGTAGTTGTTGAATCAAATATTAAATAATCACAAGCAAAATAAGTAGCACCTAAATGGGTTACTTTATAGCCATACTCTTCCCTGCCAATTGCAAAATATGAACGAGGCCCTGGGACGCCTACTAACAGCAAAAGTTTTTGATCGGCTTGACATGCAAAATCATTTGCAGCGGCAAGCTCATATTGATATGGCAATGCGCTAAAAACTAAAGCAGTCATACCTAATGTTGGCAGTTCAAACGTAAACTTTGGGTTGTTATGAAAATAAGTCCATTTAATCCCCAGCTCATCAAAAGCAACAGCCCATTTTGCTTGAAGCTCGTTATCAAACTTAATTCCGTTGTAAATAGGAATAGGCAATGTTAAAGGCATGGGAAACTGGATAGGGCTTGCGCATCGTAACCTAATGGGTTACTGTTGGCAAGTGTTACGCGATCCCAATGCCCCTTTGCCCGCCTTTTAGCTTGCGGCTGACGCTTGAACAAATTCAATGGCTTGATCAACGATCGGGCGACAAGATGTCCCGTTCAACTGCTTTACGGTTGTTAGTACACGAAGCGATGCGGCAAGAGCGCGCCGTTACTGAAATTAAATGAAACAAATTGATTTTGATGAAGCGCGGCGTTTTATTGCTGCGTTAGGGAAGCCTGCTGGAACCTTACGTTTACGTGCATTCTTTCATGCTGAGAATCCTAAAAAGAAAGGCGATAAAGGTCGTAAGGGTTCCGTTAGTCGGAAATCAATGCAGGAATGGCAAGACGAAGGCCGTGGTGTTTATGTAGTAATCAACGATGGCGGCGATATCGATGCCGAAATTACGACCTGCCGCGCTTTCTTTTGCGAATGGGATGATCGGCCTACCGCATGGCAAATCACTGCATGGCAGCAGCTTGGCTTACCTCAGCCAACTATGCAGGTATCGACTGGCGGCAAATCAATTCATAACTATTGGGTTTTATCTGATCCTATAACGCCAGCGCATTGGGAACTGCTGCAATCACGGTTGCTTGAATACGCTGATGCCGATCGCAGCATCAAAAACTTATCCCGTGTAATGCGGTTACCTGGCACCTACCATGTCGGTGGCGACGGTTCACTAGGCGACAAATGCCAGCTCGTATCCTGTTCTGGTGATCGTTACAGCATCAGTGACCTTGAATCCTGCCTGCCATCTGAGGAGTTTTACAAACACGAAGCACCAGCAAAGGTTTATACTGAGCAGCCAATACGCACAATTCACGAAATCAAAGAGGCATTAGATGCCATCCCGTCGCGTATTCCTGGCACTGGCACCTACCATATTTATCGAAATATCTTATGGGGTTTAGTAAAAGCTGTTATTGAAGTTGGTGGTACTGAATCTGATGCTGTTGGCCTTATGCAGCAGCACAGCCCCCAATTCTTAGAAGCTGCCCAAGTTGCCGACTCAGGCGGTGATCGTATTAATGCAGGTACTTTTTGGTACTGGGCGCGGCATTATGGTTGGCGGCCACCCCTACCAATACGTATAATTTCATCATCCGTCACAACTGAAGCAACACCTGACACCTGTCAATTATTCAGTAAAACTGATACTGAATGGCTTGAAACCACAATTAAATTTGTGTTTAATATGCCAACTGATAAGTGGATCTGTGTCGATGATATTTTGCATAAGTGGATAGGTACTCATTACGCGCCAATTACCGATAATGAATTAGCGCCCATCGTAGCTGAATTTTTATCTCAGCTTTATGTTATTGATCCCAAAAACGGTGAGCGTTGCCATCCATGGAAACGGCCACGTTATGTAGATGAAACTTTCGCTTGGGTGCGGAAACTTTTGACACCTGTTGATATAAACCCAGCCAATGCTATAAATTGCGATAATGGTGTCTTGTCATGGTCTTGGAATGGTCGTATTGTTGATGTTAAGCTTGAGCCTCATAATTACAACCATTTCTTTACTTACGTAACCGGCTATAACTTTGATGAAAATGCTAACCCGCAACACCTATCACGATTGCTTGAAGCCGTAGAACCCGGCGATCGCGACACCATGCAACGCATACTCGGTAGCGGTTTAGATCTTGCCAAATATCGCGCTACCCGTGGTAGGCCACGTGCTGTATTGATGATTGGTGAAGGCGCTAACGGTAAAGATACAATCCGCACCGCTTTACGCGATACCTTAGGTGCTCGTAATTTTACGTCTTGCACATTAGCTGATTTCAGGCAATATGACACTGGCCGTAAATTTCCTATCGCGCCAGTTCGTGACTCGTCTGTTAACTGGTCGTCTGAAAATTCACAGTTTGTTAGTATCGACAACCTGCAATCATTAAAGGCTGCCATAAGCGGAGAGGAGTTATCTTACGAGCTAAAAGGTGTTCAAGAGTCGCAATTTATACCGTCTGCATTATTTGTTTTTAACTTAAATAAAGACCCTTCCTTAACTGGTGAGCAGGTTGCAATTGAGACAAGATTTCATGTATTTAAGTTCCGTAAAACATTTATGGCAACACCATTAGAACCCAACCATATACAAGCAGACCCCAAACTAAAGGACGACCCAGAGTTTATCCGTGAGCATATTTGCCCTGCATTTCTTAACTGGTTGCTTGAAGGGTTGAAATTATCGGTTGAGCATGGCATTGACTATGCAACCGGTCGTGCTGCTATGGAAGATGTAAAACGCGCAGGCTGTCACCTATGGGAATTTTGCGATTCTGTCGGTTTGCGTTACGAGCCGGAATCCACCGTTTCAGTGTCACGTATCTACAAAATGCTTACCAATTGGTACAAGGATGAAGGCTACCTAGACACCAACGGGAGGTGGTTGCTTGATGCCCCTGCTGACCGTCCAGTAAAAGCTGCTCGTCTTTTGGTGCCGGCATTGATGCGGATTTTCCCAAAACTTGCGTCCGATCGTGCCACTTCCAAATCTCGCGATCGTCTCATCATTGGGCTCAAATTAGACGAGTGGGCAGACTTGCGGACGCAATAGCGTCCGAATCGGACGCAAGTCGGACGCAAAATGCGGACGCAAAAACCTAGTGTTTATCTATCTTTTTACTACTTCGGACGCAAAAGGGTATAAGAAATCATTTATAGAATAAAAAAGGTATTATGTATCGCAGCGAACATAATAAACATATATAGGGGAATAGGAAAACCCCGTTTTTGCGTCCATCGTTGGTATGACTGGTTTATTTGCGTCCGTGTTGCGTCCGCTTGCGTCCGAAGCCTGTCTATGACTAAGATTTTGCGTCCACCCCCATCAACCACCAAAAACGCTTGACCGATTGACCACCGCGAACTACCATCACACCGTTGCCAGCGCCTCCACAATGCCCTCAGTCAAGCAAGCACCAGTGATTGAACGCCTGCACCATTTGATGCAGGAATGCGCTGCTGTGGCTGCTGCTGTACGCGATAACGCGCAAGACGATGGCGAGCCGTTAGATCCTGCTGAGCTGATTGATTTGATTGCTGATTACCAAGTCGTCTTAGATTTATTAGATGAAGCCTTCAACGTGGAACCTGCCCAAAGCAATAACGCGTGCAGTATCGGCTGACCGGTTACAATAAATTCAAATAGCTCAACTCTTCAAGTTAAAGAATGACATCGATTAAGGATCTTAAGTCTGATCATAGAAATGCTCGTAAACGTACTGATCGTTCTGCATCATTAATTGCAGAATCACTTAAACGATTTGGCGCTGCACGCAGCATTGTTATTGATGAAGACAATCGCATCCTTGCTGGTAATGGCACGGTTGAAGGTGCTAAAGCCGCTGGCATTCAAAACATTCGTGTTATCGAAACTGATGGCACTGAAATTATTGCCGTAAAACGTACTGGCTTAAGCGAAGACGACAAGATCGGCCTTGCGCTAGCTGATAACCGCACCAGTGATTTATCCGATTGGGACAAGGACATGCTGCAACAGCTCAGCGCAGAACACGACCTAGCGCCATGGTTTGAAGCGGATGACCTAGCCGAGATCATTGGAGAAGCGGAGCAGTTACCAACCGAGGGCCTGACCGATGCCGATGACGTGCCTGAGGCCCCTGAGGAGCCGATCACCAAGCCTGGTGATGTGTGGCTACTGGGGAACCATCGCGTGATGTGCGGGGACAGCACGTCGCTGATCGAGGTGGAGCGGTTGATGGCTGGCGACAAAGCAGATGTTTTGTTTACCGATCCGCCTTATGGAATTAACTTTAAACCTCAACGAGGGACTCATGACATTATTTTGAATGACAATTTAGAGGGCGCAAAGTTTGATAATTTTTTGGATGAGGTCTTTAGTTCGGCGCTATTGGTGATGAAACCAGATACTTACGCTTTCGTCTGGACTGGTTGGCCTAATATTGGGGCGTTTGAGCGTTCGCTTAAAAAGTTCTTCAAAATTCAGGCATTGCACATTTGGGTTAAAAACAATTTTGGCATTGGTTATTATTCGCGACCTAAACATGAACCTTTTTACCTTTGCCTTAATGGTAAGCCTGTCTACCCAAGCACAGCACCAGCAGATGTTTGGGAATACGCCCGAGTTCACAAGACGATCCATTCCTGCGAAAAGCCAGTTGGTTTGATTGAAAATATTTTGAACATTTACCACAAAAACAGTGTTGTGATGGACCTGTTCGGCGGCAGCGGCAGCACGCTGATTGCTTGCGAGAAAACTAACCGCCATGCTCGCCTAATGGAGCTAGACCCCAAATATTGCGACGTGATCGTGAAACGCTGGGAGCAGTTCACGGGCAACAAAGCTATGCTTGAGCTAATATCTGAGGCGTTTTAGTGGCCGCCCCAAGAGGCACCAGGCAAGATACACTCGACCGTGCGAATCGCTTTGCGCGGATAATAGCTAGCGGAGGCCGCAGGTCTGATTGTATTCGATATGCCTCGGAACATTGGGGAGTAGGTGATCGTACTGTTGATCAATATCTTAAACTTGCGCGTGAACAACTTAAGGCTGATTGGGATATTGAACGCCCGCAAATGGTAGCTGATTTGTTAAGTCAACTAAGCACTTTACAGATGGAAGCTAGACGTGCAGGGCAGTTTCATATTGCGCTTGGTGCTATTAATACAGCAGCTAAGTTAACTCAACTCTGTTCGTGAGTATCCTTCTTGAAGTTCCCTCAGGTTATGTTTGCCATCGAAGAGGTGAAACCGCAACTATTACACCAACAATTGCAGAAGTTTTAGAACGTATCCATGCTGATTTATTGCCACATCAACAAGTCTTTTGTGATAACATTACACATCGCAAGATTGGTTTAGTTTGTGGATTTGGTGCAGGCAAAACTTACGGATTAGTTAGCAAGGCCGTTAGTCTTGCCGCCCAGAATGTTGGCTTTGTATCGGCACTATTTGAACCTGTTGCGCCAATGCTTCGAGATATTTTACAACGTACCATTGATGATTGCCTTGCTAAATGGGAGATACCTTACACTTTTCGTGTTTCGCCATTACCTGAATATACATTGAGCTTTGCTGAAGGCCAGCATACAATTCTGTTGCGCACCATGGAAACATGGAACCGCATTCGGGGCCAGAACCTTTGTGCTATTGGTTTTGATGAAGCGGATACAGCGCCAATGCGTATAGCACAAAGCGCTACGCAGATGGCACTCGCTCGTCTGCGTTCTGGCAATGTTCGCCAATTTTATGCTGCTACTACACCTGAAGGTTTTGGTTGGGCGTATAAAACATTTAAATCTGAAGCAACAGACGACACGTTGTTAATCCAAGCCCGCACTGAAGACAATCCACATCTACCGCTTGATTTTATACCAAGCTTAATTGAAAATTATCCAGCCAATTTAATTAAAGCGTATTTAAACGGTGAATTTGTTAACCTTACGACTGGCACTGTTTATGACAGGTTTGATAGATCAAAACATGTAGTAACGCAATTGCCAGATTACAGTGAAGAACCGTTGCGTATTGGCGTTGACTTTAACATCGGTAACATGTCGGCGGTTATTGGTATTCGTAGCGGCAAAGGATTATTAATAATTGACGAGATCAGCGGTGCGCATGATACCGATGCGTTAGGTGCCGAGATCCGCAGGCGATATCCAGGCCATCGGCTTTATGGCTACCCAGACGCCAGCGGCGGTAATCGTTCTACAAATGCAACGCAAACCGATATTCAGATACTGGAGCAATATGGCATCAGCAACCAATCGCCTAAAGCCAATCCGCCTGTGCGCGATCGTGTCGCGGCAGTGCAGGCATTACTTGAAAATGGTAAAGGTGAGCACAGGTTGCATATCAGCCATACCTGCAAACGCATGATTGAATGTTTAGAACTGCAATGTTATAGCTCTAACGGCGCACCAGATAAGGAAGGCGGACACGATCACATGACAGACGCGCTCGGCTATCTGGTATGGCGTGAGTTTAACCCGCTACACGCTGGGGCTGGGCGCGGTACAGGCATTAGAATATATTAGATTTATAGGTCACTGCTTATGGCTAAGGGAGGCAAAGGCCGTAAGGGTGGCGGCGGAGGCAAAGGCAAAACTCGTAAATACAGCCGCGACAGTAACGGCAGGTTTGCTAGCACTGGTACAGGCGCGACGGCTAGAGGTGGGAGGTTATTAACTCCAAAAGGCAATAAACGTAAAACGCAAACAATGGAGGCAGGTGGAGCTAAAGCAGCCGGCACCATTAAAGGCAAGGTAAAACGCGACCCAGCCGCCGCTAGCAAGGTTGCGCAGCGTAAGGCAGCAGCTAAACCCACAGCAGCTAAACCCACAGCAGCTAAACTTCCTAGGGCGCAGCGTTTAGAGCGGGCAACCGCTACTGCAAATCGGATTGCAAAGGATCGAAGCGCTAAATCAGATGCGGCGACAGCAGCATTGATGGCCCGCAAAGGCATTTCACAACGCGCATCGTCTAAAGGCAAATACGCGGCATTTCAGAAAGAGGACGCCGCTGGCAAAACCTCTGCTACTGCGATGAGAAAATGGCAAGGAGCTGAGAAAAGAGCTGAAAATCTCAGAAAAGCCAAAGGGAGCGAAACCACAGCAGCTAAGCCCCCTGCAGCTAAGCCCACGGCAAAGGCCCTAGGCGGTCGCCTAGACCCAGCCAAGAAAGCTTTCCGCGCTGCTGATAAGAAATTCCTAAGCACAATTCAAAAAGAAGGCTTTATTTCCAAGGCGGCGCAAAATACTCGCCGCGATGCAAAAGCAGATGCTTACCGTTCTGGCGTCAAGACCCCAATAGCAAAAGGGGCCAAAGTAAATAATACAATTAGCAAAACAAAAGAAAAGCGCGATCTAGGCGCTAAACAAAGATTGTTTAAGCAGCGGATTACTCGCGCTTACGATCTTCCTCAAAATAAAACTGGCGCTAAAGGTAAAAGGACTGCACAAATTCGAGCAAAAGCAATTGCTACTTTACAAGGCGCTAAACGACCCGATATATCAGATACCACTGTTGGGGGGCTTCGCAGAAGTAGAACATCTACCGGATATAAAGCACCAAGCTCTAGGCTCCCAGCGCCTTCCCGCGCAGCTCGCGTCCAAGGCAGGGCTAGGGCTTTAGCTCAGACACAAAGATTCAATAAAGCTGGCAATCGTATAGGTAATCCAAAGAAACTTGATAGCAAAAGGATCATAGGAGCAAGAGCAGTCGATTTTGGTAACAGGCCGAAAGCGTTCCTAAGAAGAGAGTTAGTTCAAAATGTTAATAGCAGAGGTGTCAAAGGCACCGCTGGATTCGTATCTAATCCCCGCAGCCTTACGCAAACACCAAAGCGCATTAAACCTCAGGCCGCAAAGGCAACCAGCGCAAAAGGCGCACGGTTAGGAGGGCCAAGAAGCACAACTAAAGCCGCAGCACCTAAGAACACCACATCTAACCGTACCGGTCAAAGCAAAACTCTTAATAGATTCAACAGCCGCCCTGTTGGGACAATGGTTGTGGGCAAGGGCATCAATTTGGTGCCTAGTACTAAGCGCGTGCCCCTTAATATCCAAGTGAAATTAAATGATCAAGCATTTGCTCGAATGGCAACTAAAGCTGCAAGAGCAAGAGCAGCAGCACCTGCTAAAGCAAAAGCACAGCGATCACAATTAAATCGAGAAGCCCGCGCCCTTGCGAATCAAAAACGAACTGCGCAAGCAGTGGTAGCTAAAGGAGGCAAACGCCCTAGCCCAACACGTAAGCAAAAGAAAAGTCTTGCTATCGCTGATGCGGCGCGGACATTTTACTCAGCAAAACGCGTAAATAGTTTGCCTACTTTCAAGGTAAACACAAGCAAGCCAGGTTTCCGTAAACCACGCCCTATGCGCTAAGCTAGCGACGTCCACATTGAAGTCATATGGAAACGTTTCTTGAAGAACTTGATGCTTTGATTGCAGAGCAAGACCTGTCAGTCATTGAAGTTGTTGGTGCATTGCAATATGTGCAGCAGCGGCTAGTGATTGATGCTTATGTTGACAATGATGATGAAGAAGAGGAGGAAGCTGATGCAGAAGCCTAAAGTGACGGCTGTTGGCCGTTTGCTAAAACCTAAAGGCAATGAACCGCAGATCCATCATGTGATTGCCATTAACGCTGATGGCGAGGTAAGGACGGTTATCAAGGCTAAACTATAAGCAAATAGGCCGGTCGCATGTACACAGGGTTTAATTTCTACGACCGGCCTACTGCTGACCGCAAGGTCACAAAGGTGCAAGATGCAAATACCGCATGGTATGCGCAGGAATCGCATTGGATGCTTATTGAAGATTTAATGCAAGGCACCTACGGGATGCGCAAAAGGCATCGCCGCTACCTGCCGCAAGAGCCTAGAGAACAAGATGAAAGTTTTGACAATCGTTTGGCTAGAAGTGTTTGCCCGCCTTACTATCAACGTTTAGAGCGGATGTTGGCAGGGATGTTAACACGTAAGCCCGTCAGGCTAAATGATACCAGCGACAACATACGTGAACAACTATTTGACGTTGATCTGCAAGGTAATGATCTAAATGTTTGGACATATGAAACTGCACGCAAGTTGGTGCGTTACGGCCACATTGGAACATTAGTTGATGCACCATCAGATGGCGGTAGACCGTACTGGTGCACCTACACACCACGGCAAATTTTAGGTTGGCGTACTGAAGCGAAAGACGGGCAGCAGCAACTCACGATGTTGCGATTGCTGGAATCGGTGATTGTGCCTGATGGCGATTACGGTGAGAAGGCAGTGCAGCAAGTTCGCGTCTTAACACCAGGTGCATACGAGCTACATCAAAAGCAAGATAACAGCGAGTTTAAAATTGTAGAAGAAGGTAATACAAGCCTTAGCGAGATACCGTTTAGCGTTGCATACAGCAACCGTGTTGGTTATTTAGAATCAAGGCCACCATTAGAAGATATCGCAGAACTAAACCTTAAAACCTATCAAATACAATCAGATCTTGACAACCAGCTACATATATCAGCAGTGCCGATGTTGGCATTCTTTGGCTTCCCGTCAGCAGCAGAAGAAGTATCAGCAGGCCCAGGAGAGGCTATTGCATTTCCCGCAGATGGTCGGGCCGAATACATAGAACCAGGTGGCACCAGTTTTGAGTACCAATTCAAGCGGCTAGAGCAGCTTGCAGGGCAGATTAATGAGCTTGGTTTATCAGCAGTGTTAGGCCAGAAGTTAAGCGCCGAAACAGCAGAGGCAAAAAGAATTGACCGCAGCCAAGGCGACAGCACCATGATGGTAATTGCGCAGAATATGCAAGACATGATTGATAACTGCTTACGCTTCCATGCTGAATATCTTGGCACTACTGAGGCGGCTGGCAGTTGTCATGTAAATCGTGATTTTATTGGCGCAAGGCTAGAACCTCAAGAGATCCAGGCATTACTACAGCTTTATACCGCTGGCACCATTACGCAAGAAACACTACTGGAGCAACTTGCTAACGGTGAAGTGTTAGGCGATGATTTTGATGTAGAAGAAGAACTAAGCGCAACTGCTAACGGAGGGCTGAATGACGATACCGGCAGCCCTATTTCGTAACGCAATTGATTTAAACCGTTACAGCAATAGTGTAGGGCGACAAGTAATCACAACTTACAATAATATTATTATTGATGCGGTAAACCAACTACGAACAATAGATGAATTAGCAGCACCAGTAAAAGCAGCAAGGTTACGTGCAATACTTGCCCAGCTCAAAGACAGCCTTAATACATGGTCGGGCGATAGTACTGCTATCACTGCAAGCGAACTGCAAGGCTTAGCAGAACTCCAATCAGATTTCGTTACCGATCAACTGCGGAAGGCATTACCGGCAGGAGCGCGAAGCGTAGTGAATACAGTTGAAATCAGCCCGCAGTTTGCGCAATCAGTAGTTACAACTGATCCGACACAGATTAATGTCGTGGCATTATCGGATGATTTATATAAATCCGTCTATGGCGTGGAAGCGTTAGCCAATCAAGCAGGCACTGGAACATTTAACCTCACGGCAGCAAAAGGCGCAACAATCACGTTGCCTAACGGTGAGGTGGTAAGTAAAGCATTCCGCGGTATTGCTGTTGATCAAGCTGAACGGTTCAGTCAGGTGGTACGCAATGGGCTTCTGACAGGTGAAGCTACGCCAAAGATTGCAGCTAGGCTCATTGGGCAATTGCAATTTGGCGAAACAGCAAAAACTTCACGTCAGCTAATTGCAGCAGGTGGTGAACTTACCGCTGTAGCTAACAACCAGATCATGGCACTTGTGCGTACAAGCATTAATCAAGTCGCTAATGCTGCCAGCCAACAAGTATATGAATCAAACCAAGACATTACTAAAAAATATCGTTACATTGCAACACTTGACACCAGAACTAGCGCAAGATGTCGCGCCTTAGATGGTCGTCAGTTTGAATACGGCAAAGGGCCAACACCGCCACAACATTTTAATTGCAGATCAACAACAGTACCGGTGCTTGATTATGAGCAGCTTGGTAAAGATCTAGGCATTAAAGATTTAGAACCACCGCCAAGCGGCAAACGTGCAGCATCAGGCGGCATGGTGCCATCTGACACAACATATGGCGAATGGCTTAAAAAACAACCTCGCTCAGTGCAGGAAGATGTATTAGGAAAGGATAAAGTAGTTTATTTTGACATATTAACCGAAAAGTATGGCGCACGCGATGCGATGGCAAAGCTTGTACGTGACGACGGTTCAGAGCTGACGCTAGGGCAACTCCGCAAGCGTTACGGCTAACATATCAGCATTCACTTGCAGTCGAGCGCATCATGCCTGCTTACATGGGCGGCCCAGCAAAACCACAAAAGCCAGCACCAAAAGGCAAAGGCACAAAACCTAAAGGAGACAAGAAAAAGTAATGGCAAAACCTCGCCGCGTACCAAAAGACAAGGCAACTGGCTTGCCTAAAAAGTATCTCAGTGGTGCCAAAAACAAGAGCGCAAAAGCTCTTGAAATTAAGCGCACTGCCGATGCTTACAAACGCGGTGAGTTTATTAACATTCAGGCAGTATCCGAATCGAGGACTAAACAGGATGCCAAGCGCAACGCCCCTAAACGAAGCAACAAAAAAAGCGCTTAAAGCAAAAGCTGAAGGCACACGCTTTACCTACGGTGAACTTGCTGCGGTTTATCGTCGCGGCCAAGGCGCATACCTATCCAGCGGCTCACGTAACGTGCCGATGACTGCATGGGCGATGGGTCGCGTTAATAGCTATATCTCAGGTGAAGGCGGCGCACGTAAAGCAGATGATGATATCTACAAAAAGGCTAGAAAGTAATGGCAATCGAACGCGGCGGCCATAAATTTGAAGGTTATAACAAACCGATACGCACGCCAAATCATCCTAAGAAATCACATGCGGTACTCGCCAAAGAAGGCGACACCATCAAGTTGATACGATTCGGCCAGCAAGGTGTAAGCGGTAGCCCACCATCTAAAGGTGAGTCTATGGCTGATAAGGCACGACGCGCTAACTTCAAAGCAAGACATGCGGCCAATATTGCTAAAGGGAAAATGAGTGCTGCATTCTGGGCAGATAAAGAAAAATGGTAGGTAAGATACAACGGCAAACGCAAAATATCAATGTCTGAAGAAATCCAAGCAACAACAGATGAAACGCAAAAAAGCATTGAAGCACTGGAACGCAAAAACCAAGAATTGATTGCTGAATTACGTGCCGCAAAAAAGGCACCAAAGTTGCCTGATGGTGTGGACATTGACGAACTGCTCGAATTTAAGCGCCAGGCCCAGCAAACCGAACTTGAATCCGCCGGTAAATATACCGAAGCAAGGCAAGCTTTGGAGCAGCAGTTCCGTGAGACGACGGCGCAAAAGGACCAGCGCCTTACTGAACTTGAAACCAGAATCAAAGACCTAGAACTTGTAGCACCAGCGATTCAAGCATTAGCTGATATCGTGCACGATCCAGATATGGTGTTAAAAAACAAACTAGGCAGCGATCAAATTGAACGCGAAGCCGATGGCACTGTTGTAGTAGTTAATGGATATCAGCGGACCCCAGTAGCAGAATGGGCAAAAACTTTACCGGCATGGATGCAAAAGGCACCAAAACCACAAGGCAGCGGTGCACCATCAGGCGGAACACCAAGCAGCTTGCCTACAGGCGTTAAAAATCCATTTGCGCCGGAATCATTCAACCTGACGGAACAGGCGCGATTGTTTAAGACTGACCGCGATTTGTACGATCGCTTTAAAGCTAACCGCTAGAGTATCGACAACCGGCTGCGCTGGTAATAGGGCTGCGCCCTAACCTGTAAACCATTTCTAAGAGGACTAATGGCAACTTTACGTTCTGATTTAATCATTCCGGAGATTTTTACTCCGTATGTGATTGAGCAAACAACCCTGCGCGACGCATTTTTGTCGTCTGGTGTTGTACAACCAATGGCGGAATTGAACGCTACCGAAGGTGGCGACTATATCAATGTTCCATTCTTCAAAGCTAACTTAACTGGCGACTTTGAAGTGCTTACTGATAGCTCTTCATTGACACCTGGCAAGATCACTGCTGATAAGCAGGTTGGTGTTGTATTGCACCGTGGACGCGCCTTTGAATCACGCGATCTTGCAGCTCTTGCTGCTGGCGCTGACCCGATGGCTGCTATTGGCGCAAAAGTGGCTGACTATGTAGCCAACCAACGTCAAAAAGATCTCATCAAGTGCCTTGAAGGTGTATTTGGCGGCTTGACTTCCAACACCGGCGCTGCATTTGCTGGATTATCGCTTGATCTAAGCGGCATGACTGCACTTGGCCCCCGCCAATGTGCAAAAGCTCGCGCATTACTTGGTGATCAAGGCGACAAGTTGACTGCTGTGGCAATGCACTCTGCGGTGTATTACGACCTCGTAGAACGCAAAGCCATTGATTACATCACCAACACAGAAGCACGTCTAAGCACTGCCGCTACTGGCGCTAGCACCATTAACGCAATCGCCGGCAGCATCAGCGGTGCATATGAGAACCCAACAATTGCTCAATATATGGGAATGAGGGTAATTGTTTCAGATGATTTAGCACCTACCAGCACCAACTATCCGGTTTATTTTTTCACGGCTGGCGCAATTGGCAGCGGTGAGCAATTGGGGTTAAATACCGAGACTGATCGTGACATTCTGGCTAAGTCAGATGCCATGTCAATCGACCTGCACTATGTGTATCACCCGATTGGCGCTAAGTGGACAACTGGCACCGTTAACCCAACTCAAGCTCAGCTTGCCACTATTGGCAACTGGTCAAAAGTGTATGAAACCAAAAACCTTGGTATCGTACGCGCCACTGTTACATCCAACTTCTGAGGTAATTAGTCATGCCATCTTCAATTTTTGAGCTAACTTCTGACCTTGCTGTTCTTGAAGTAACAGCATCTAAGCGACCTTTGAAAGCTGCTACAGATGCAGCTACTACCTTGACTGCTGAGGAGTGCGTTGGCGGGATTGTAACCATGACCCCAACTGCGGGACGTGCACTTACAACCCCTACAGGCGCTGAACTTAAGACCCTCCTAGGAGGTCCACTTGAGATCGGCACCAGTTTTCAACTTAATGTTGTTAACGTTGCCGCCGCCACTCACGCAATCACATTAACTGCTGCTGCTTCTGGCATCACCCTTGGTGGTGTTGCTGGTATGGCGACAGTTGCTGCTGCTACTAGCGCCAGCTATGTGTTTGTTTGTACTGCTGTTGGCACTCCTGCTTTCACAGTATTTAGAGGCTGATGGGCATGTTCGCTTTCCGGCGAATGCGTGATCGTGAGGCTATCTCCCAGGAGGTGGCCTCATTTTCTATTGCGGAGCCTACACTAATACCAGATGAGGCTACTGATGGCAATCGTGATAGTGGCGACACCAAACGCCGCCGACGCAAACTCGTACATAACGCTGGCGAATGCCCAGTTGATAGTTGACGGATTGGTGCAAGACGCAGATATCACCGCATGGGGTTCTGCCACTACAGACGCCAAAAATCGTGCACTTTACACCGCAACACAACGATTAGATCGTGAGCGGTTCCTAGGTGCTAGGGCAACTGATACGCAGGCGTTGCAGTGGCCGCGTACTGGTGTGCGTAAACCTGACACGTACATCAACACCTATGCCGTTGGCTTTCCGTTTCGTATTACCACTGATTATTTTGATGACAATGAAATCCCGCAGCAGGTGCAATATGCACAGGTGTTGCTTGCGGCATACCTAAACAACAACACCGACGGCATTGGGCTTAGTGGGCTAGAAGATTTTAAGAATGTCCAGATCGGTAGCCTTAACGTTACGCCAAACTTTAGCGGTGCAGTTGGTGCAGACAAAATACCGCCAATGGTTGAACGCTACCTAACAGGGCTTAGAATAAGCGGACCAGGCAACTTTGCAATTAAACGATCATGAGCGAATATCCAGGCGCTGAGTTTATCGATGATACTGCCGCTCATACCGGCAGGTTTGGCGAGATTGTGGCATTAGAAGATTCAGTGATTGCAAGTGTTACGGCGCTGGATTACACCGGTAATGCACTGACAGCAATTCCAATCAAGGCATCCTGTGAGATGTGTGGCGTATTCACCTCTATCACGCTCACCAGCGGCACCGTTATCGCGTACAAGATATGAGCTTCAAAGGCCACCAAGGCGGCGATGTTGACTACACGCTCGGCGGTGAGGTTATTACTGATACTGCCGCTCATACTGGTAGGTTTAACCATATTGATTTTTTTGAAAACACTCATATTGATACAATTATTAGCACTAACATGACTGGCAATACGTTAAACGGTGAGACATTCCCGGCAGGTTCTGAAATCCGTGGTGTATTCACTAGCATTAAATTGCAAAATGGCGCTTGCATCGCGTATAAGATATGAGCCTTTCAAGCCCGCTGCGTAAGGTCGCTAGCAAGTTAATGGCTAAGTTTGGCGGTGTGGCAACTATCCGCCGCATAACAGTAGGCGCATATGATCCCGCTACTGGCAGTGCAGCCGAAACTGCTGTTGATACCGCAGTGCGTGGTGTATTAGAAGATGTAAACATACGTGAAGTGAATGACCTAATCCAGGCTGGTGATAAGCGGTTAACGATTGCCGCAGCAGATGTTGCAAATGCACCAATCACAGCCGATAAAGTGCTAATTGCATCAGTAGTGCATCAAATAATCAAGGTTGCGACCACTGAGCAAGACAACACGGCGATAACCTATGAGTTAATCTTGAGGGCATAATGGCACGACGTATAGCCCTGTCTCAGATTGGTGACTACTCCAGAGATAAATACGAGAAGTTATTACGTGCAGTGGTATTTGAAACAGATAAGCAACTGAAAGAAGGCAGCCCAGTAGATACTGGTAGATTACGCCTTTCATGGTCAATTAGCGAAAACGATGCTCCTGGTTATGACCCTGGCCCGCAAACTACCGCTTCAGGCATTACACCACCGCGAAGGTTAAACTACGGCACTGAACGCGCAGGCAATGTTTACCACATCCATACAAATATAGAATATGCTTTGCCAGTGCTTTATGGCGAAAGTTTACCGCCATCATGGAACGGCACTTGGAGATCAAGAAATAATCAAATTGTGAAAGGTTATCCTGATTTGGTAGCTCGTAATATGACAGCATGGGCTAGGCGTGTGGCAGATCAAATCGGAAGGCAAGACTAATGGCGGCTGCTAACCTCAACACTATCCGCGCCACGATTGAGCAATTGCTGGCTAATGAATTTAATAGTTTATTTGATTCTATCCCTAGCATTGATGCAATTGTAAGCATTGATGATTCCAACGACCCAGGACTGCCAACTGTGTATCCAGTAGTTTTTAATAATGTGCCATATGCGCCGACACCTAACAGTACTTGGGTTCAATGCCAATTGAATTTTGGCAACAATAATTACCTCACGATGGGAGGCGCTACCGGCGTTAGCAACAGCATCATCGGCATTATTTTGGTAAATATATTCACGCCAAAAGGCGCTGGCGCTGGCGCTAATTTTACGATTGGCAAGCGTGTTAGGGATGTCTATAATAGAAGCACGGTATCGGGAGTTATTTTCGATGCACCAACCGGCCCAGAGGTAATGGCACCGCCATCCCCCGAGGGGTATTTTCAAACACAGGTTCGTTTAACCTTTGAAACCTTCGAGGATCTTTAGCTATGGCCTTTTTTCGCGGTGAACAGGGATCTGTCAAATTTGACGATGCCGGTGTTTCTGCTGCTGCAATTACCTCTACCCGGTCATGGTCGATGACTGTAGAAAAAGACGTGCTTGAGACCACATCACTCGGCGCGACTTACAAAGCAAATGTTGGCGGCTTGATCGCAGGCTCTGGCACTGTTGAAGTGCTGTATACCGCGAGCAGTTCCGACGAAACTAATGTTTTCATTGAAGCGGCTAATACTGCAACTGATGCAGGCATTGCATCGTTTGAATTATTCCTAGATACAACCGGCACTAAAAAGATTACTTTTGTTGGTTTGATTACTTCTGCTGAATATTCAGCTACAGTTGGAGAACTTGAAGTTATCACTTGTAACTTTGTTACGAGTGGTGCCATCACTCTGAGCATTTAATCATGGCCTTTTTTCGCGGTGAACAGGGTACAGTCTTTTTTGATAAAGACTCCAGCGGCGGTATGCTTGAAATCGCTGCTGTGCGATCATGGTCGATGACTGTAGAAAAGGATGTACTTGAAACTACATCTCAAGGTGCAACCTATAAGGCTAATGTCGGCGGATTAATCGCAGGCACTGGCAGCATGGAAATAATGTATGACGCGCCTAGCGCCGGCGACAAGCTTGATCTAATCAAAGATATCAATACTGCAACCGATGAAGGTAACGCATCGGTAGAGCTTTATCTGGACGAATCAGGCGGTAAAAAAATTGTTGGTTTAATTGTTATTACTTCTACTGAATATAGTGCTACCGTAGGGGAGCTTGAAGTGGTGACCGTTAGCTTCACCATGAATGGATCTATCACCCTGAGCATCTGATAACAATGGCATCCACACCACGCACCGTTGATATTCTCACCGGTGCTTTTGATCTAAATCAACGGCGCCGGTTTGATGTAAAAAACAATGATGGCGCAAAAGTGCTATCTTTATTTTTTAAACCAATCACAAGAGCAGATCGTAAACGTGCAACTAACTTAGCAAATTCTGAAGAAGCACTAGAAGTTAGCACTCAAATGCTATGCCTTGTGGCTGAATTAGAAGATGGCACTAAAGCATTTGCTGCGGCAGATGCAGCTAAACTACAACGTGAATTGCCAGAAACTGTGCTTAATGATATAGAATTATTCCTGTTTGGTATAGGTGAAGCCGGAACGATTGAAGAAGCAAAAAAAGATTAGAGGCTGACAATTGGCTTTATTTTGAATTTTTCTTAGCTACGGAACTAGGAAAAACAATAAGCCAGTTGCGGCAGGAATTAACAGATGCAGAATTTATACATTTTGCAGCATATTACGAGCTAAAAGGCAAACGTGAGCGCGAAGAAATGGAAAAAGCAAAAAATCGCCGGTAGACTGTACACGTAGGGAGTCGCTGCTATGGCTGTTTCGGTTGTCGATATTCAGGTAAACAGCAGCGGTGCTGTCCGCAGCCTGCAACAGCTTAATGTAGCGGCTAAAGGAGTAACGTCAACGATCGGATCACTTGCGGCAGCACTTGGCGCTGGATTTGCATTACAGCAAGTAATACGAACAGCATCTGAATTTGAGTCAACATTAAGCGATATAGGCAAAACAGCAGGATCAAGCCAAAAAGATATCTCAAAGCTTGCGGATAGTCTTAAGCAATTATCAATGCCAAGCAGAACGAATTTAGCCCCGTCAGTATTAGCCAAAGGAGTACAAGATTTAGTAGCACAAGGTTTAAAATTAGATGATGCTGTTGCGTCAATAGAGACATTAGGTAAAGTTGCTGTTGCTACAAATTCAGAACTAACTGATGTAACCAAAACAGGGTTTCAATTACAAAGCGCATTAAAAATTAAACCAACTGAATTAAAAGCAACTTTTGATGCGTTGGCATTTGCAGGTAAAGCAGGTGCATTTGAGCTAAAAGACATGGCTCAATTCATGCCAACGATTGCATCGGCAGCAGCATCCCTAGGCATCCAAGGCAAAGATGGAGCGGTTGCGCTTGCGTCAATGATGCAAATGGTGCGCAAAGATGCGCCAGGCGCTGCTGAAGCCTCAACACGGCTAACAGACGCCTTGCTTAAAATGACAGCGCCAGAATCTGTTAAAAACTTTAAAAAGTTTGGCGTAGATATTGAAGCAGTTTTAAAAAATGCTGTAAAAAATGGCGTTAACCCAATGGATGCAGCAATAAAAGAATTAATACGTGTTACAGGTAATGATCCGTTTAAGCTATCTCAAATATTTGGCGATAAAGAAGCTAAATTAGCTTTGATGTCATTAATGAAATATAAAGACGAATATGAGAAACTAAAAGCATTAGCGGGCGGCACTGCGGCATCAGGAACAATCCAAGCTGACTTTGATAAATCTTTAAAAACGTTTGACCAGCAATTCAAAAGTTTAACAAATGCAGGTGAGATATTAGCATTAAGCTTAGGCAACACATTGATGCCTGTACTCACTGCATTAATAAAAGAAATTACCCCAATTGTAAGTGGCATTAGCAACTTAGTGCAAGGCATGGGGCAGATACCGAAGCCAGTAATTGATGCTGCAATCCAAGTCGGCAAGTTAATATTACAAGTGACTTTAGTTAGCAAAGCAATAGGGATTGCGACAGGAGCAGCCGCATTGCTAAGAGGTGCATTTGTTTTGTTAAATACACAAGTATTACTGTCGGCATCGGCTGCTATGACAGGAAATGCAAAAATGCTACTTCTTGCTGGTGGGATGAATACAGCGGCATCAAGAGCAGCAATTTTAAGAGGTGTGCTAACAGGACTAGCAGTAATCGGTATTATCACTGTTGGGATCAATTTAGTTACCACAGGATTGGGCGAATTTATTGCAGCGCAAAACGAGATCAATAGATTAAGAGGTTTGCGCCAAGGGGGCGGTGTCCAATTGGTTGGCGGCCCAACTCAAACACGCGAAAATGTAATCAAAAAACAGGAAACAGCAAAACAAACAATAGTTCAAACAACACAACAAAAGAAAGAAGCACAGAAATTTGATCCGATTAGTTTTTTCTTGGGCGGATTAGCGCCTTTAGTTGGAGGCAAATCGCAAATTCAAAAAACAGATGCGTTTAGAATAGCAAACGAAAAACAACTTAATGCTCAAGCAATACTAGGATTAAGCCCATCAGCGTTTGCACCAGCTAAACCTGTCAAGCCAGAGGTGCCAATCACTACAGGCGGTGGTGGCGTCACGCCAGAAGGCGGCGGTGGTAAAGAGCCTACAGAAAAGAAAGTAAAAGCGTTGAAAGAAATTGTTGATATTAGCAAACAAGAGGCAACGCTCCAATCGCAACTTATTCTTTACACAGCTCAAGAAGATAAATATGCGCAAGCATTATTGACGAAAGAGCTTGCAATATATGAAGCTAAAAATTCGCAACTTGGCGCTAATACAAAAAAAGTCGCAATGTTTAAGGCCGAAGTTGATTACACTAAAACGATTAATGATTTAGAAAAAGAAAAGACAGATAAATTAAAATCACAAAATGAACTTAATTTGCAAAAAATGCAGCCTCTACAAGATGAACTTGACATTATGCAAGCACGTCTTAGGGGTAACGAAGCAGAAGTAATACTTAAACAACAGCTTAGAGATATTATGATTGGCACTGCTGGCTTAGATGCGCAAGAAGTTACGAATACATTAAAAAAAATTGATGCGCTTAAGCAACAGTTAACAGCCGCACAAGAATTAAAAGGGCTTTATAGCGATATTGGGATGTCAATTAAATCTGGTGTTATTGATGCGATACAAGGCGCAATCGACGGGACTAAAAGTTTGCAGCAAGTCGCAACTGATCTATTAAAGAAAATCGGTGATAAGTTGTTAGATGTTGCTGTAAATATGGCTTTATTCGGTAGCATGAGCGGCACCGGCACCGGCGGCGGGTTGCTTGGCGGATTGTTTAAGCGTGCTAAAGGCGGTAGCGTCACAGGCGGCAGCCCTTACATCGTAGGCGAGCGTGGCCCTGAGTTGTTCATGCCAGGGCGTAGTGGCGGTATAGCGCCAGCAGGATCATTCGGCGGTGGCACTAACGTAGTTGTTAATGTAGATGCAACCGGTAGTAACGTGCAAGGCGACGATCAAAGCAGCAAGCAACTTGGTGTACTGCTGGCAGCAGCAGTGCAAAAAGAACTAATTAAACAAAAACGTCCTGGAGGTATTCTTGCATAATGGCTACTTTCCCCAACATTACGCCAAGCTATGGCGCACAAAAAAACAGCAATCCTAAATTAAGAGTAGTAGCTTTTGGCGATGGTTACGAAAACCGGTTTACATTTGGATTAAATCAAAATCCAAAACAATGGTCATTATCTTGGGATAATATTACAGAAGCTAACGCTGATACGATTGAAACATTTTTAGATGCACGCGCAACTGATGGCGCTAGCTTTGATTGGACGGGACCAGGTGAACCAAGCGCTTATAAGTTTGTTTGCGCTGAATGGAACAAGACTATACCTTACACTGGTCGCGCTAATATCCAAGCAACTTTTAGACAAGTATTTGAGCCATGACCGTACCAGTATCAGCGCTGCAATCATTAGCACCTGGGGCGATTATTGAGCTATATGAATTACACCTTGATGCAACTTTACATGGTGCCAGTACGATCTATAGATTTCATGCGGGCACAAATAACAACAATAACGGCAATGTAGTATGGAACTCAAACTCATATACTAGATTCCCTGTCGAAGCGACAGGATTCGAATTTAGTGGTGGAGGGCAATTGCCAAGACCAAAGCTACAGGTATCAAATGCGCTAAGTTATGTCACGGCAATACTTTTAATCGTAAATGATTTCAATACAGGTAATGACTTAATTGGCGCAAAATTCATCCGTATTCGTACGTTAGCGCGTTATATCGATGCGGTTAATTTCACTGGTAACGTGAACCCATATGGCACGCCAGACCCTACTGCTGAATTTCCGCAAGAGATTTATTTCTTAGATCGTAAAGTAGTAGAAAATTTAAACTTAGTTGAATGGGAATTAGCCGCTGCTTTTGATCTTGCTGGAATTAAAGCGCCGAAACGTCAATGCCTTGCTACTATATGCCAATGGAAATATAAATCGGCGGAATGTTCATATGCAGGAAGCAATTTCTTTGATGTTAATGATGAAATTGTGCCAAATACAAATCTTGATGTATGCGGCAAACGATTAAATAGTTGTGCAATTAGATTTGGTAAAGATAATGAGTTACCATTTGGATCGTTCCCAGGCATTGGAGTTGTCGCAGGATGAACTGGCGTGACGCAGCATTAAATCACGCTAAAGCAATAGCACCAAATGAATCATGCGGTTTAGTTGTAAATTACGATGGTGTTGAAGTGTATTGGGAATGTCGTAATATTGCAGAAATTGATGATTGTTTTGTTATACATCCAGCGGACTGGGCAGAAGCAGAAGATACTGGCGTCATTATTGCAGTAATCCACAGCCATGGCAGCAATTCACCAGAACCAAGTGATATGGATATTAAATCATGTAAGCGCAGCAAATTGCCGTGGTATATACTAAGCACAGATAAAGGCGAATGGCGATCATGCTTCCCTTGATTGGACGCAACTGGCAATGGATTAAATCTGATTGCTGGACGTTGGTTCGTGATTATTATGCAACTAAAGGTTTAATATTACCGGATTGGGATAGACCACCGGAAGAAGAGTTTGAAGATAATCCTATATTTGATAAATGCTGGCGATTAGCAGGATTCCATGAGTTGCGAGACGATGAACTATTGCAAGATGGTGATGCTTTACTGTTTAATATTCATTATGACAAACCAAATCATGTAGGAATCTTTCTAGCTGATGGCAATATTTTGCATCATTTCAAAAATCAACTAAGTCGTTGCGATAGCTATGGCAGGTGGTTACAGCAGTCCACATCGCGTAGACTAAGGCATGACGCTTTAAAACCATGATGCGTAAAAT